AGACTTTGTTTCTCGTTCTAAATAACTACTATATATAAACTATCTTTTAAAAACCTTAACTACAGTATATTCTTTTCTTATATATATTTAGTATACACTATTTGATACCTGGCTAAAATAGACTTATAGTAACAAAACGGACATATAGGATTATAACGATTTGATAACTCTTTTTATATACCTGGTGTTATACGCTTAATTATAAGTTATATAACTTTTTGTTATAAACCTTTATGTACTGGCATAAATTAATGTTATAATGTGAGGGCTGGCACTCTAGGTTGCTACCCCCACCCTACGGCGCCTAGGGTGTCCAGTTATGAATTATGGTATAATCGATATTATGTGTACTCCTACAACCGAAAAACTTGGTGCAACACCAGCCAACATCCAATGGAACGTTGTTCGTGGAGATACGGCAACTCTTAAGGTAGAGTTTTTTGAAGATGACGAGACTACCCCTTACGAGACTACCGCTTGGACATTTGTAGCAACATCATATGATCCAGTATCTGATGCCCTAGATTTATTAACTGTAGAGTCCTATGAAGACGGCGTTGTTTATATTATTGCAAAAGCAAACGTTACAGAAAACTGGGGAGGAACAAAATATAAGCCAGTTGTTGCAGAGTTAAGGTTTGACCTTCAGGCTACACTTCCTGGAGATGGTGTATCAGGTGGCGGAGGAGACGAAGTTACCAAGTGGACACCAGTTGTTGGAACAATTTGTGTAATAGGTGATGTAAGCGGTACGTTATGATAGTTAGAGTAACCCCAGCCCAAGTAAATATTCCTCCTGTAATTAAAGTTGGAACTAAGGTTTACAGAACACAGTCTAAGTAGTAGGATATTCTATGGCACAAAGCATGGAGTCGCCACAACCCCTTAAAAGAAAAGGGTATTCTCAAGCAATTCAAGAATCCTCCGCTATGCAACCTCCAGATTTAAAAGAGTATATACCTGTTCCTGGATTAACGGGAGTGCAAGGCGAAAGAGGACTCAAGGGTGATCCAGGACAAAAGGGCGACACTGGCCCACAAGGTCCAAAAGGTGATACAGGCAAGACAGGACCCCAGGGGCCCCGTGGTGAGCCAGGTAGAGGCGGAGAAGGCTATGATTCAGCATCTGGACAATATCCAGGTTGGGTTTATTACAAAAATAATTCAGAAAGAGCAATTAGCCTAGGACCAGAAAGAGGAGATGATGGCTGGGTATCTATTAGTTTTAATACAAACCTAGAACTTTCTATTCAAGACTACCTTCCAAAAGATATAACTTCTTTGTGGTTATCAGATGTTGGCATGTTTAATTTCAAAGGACTAAAAGTTGGGGCTAAGGTAGATATACGATATGACCTTACAATTACGACTAATTCAAACTATACAGATTTATGGTTTAGAACATTTAATGAAAAATATGAAAACTCTCCAACATCATATGTAGCAAACCTTAAATATCAGTATTCTTACGATATCTCAGTCTTACAAACAGTATATATAGACAATCAAAGAATTAAGAGTTATGGGCTAAAGCCTCAAGCAAGAACAGATCTAGAAAGTTCAATCCTGTTAAAAGGTATCTATCTTTCAATCTGTTAATGGTATAATAAAGTAGGAGGAATAATGGCATTTCCAGGCACATATAATTTTAGTTACTACCGTGGTGACACGTATCAATTTATCATCCGTCCAAAAAATGCAAATGGAACAACCTTTGCACTAGATGCCTATTCTGGTAACGCAGTATTTACAATGGCAAACAGACGTGGTAGCACTGGCACACAAGTTGTAGGGACAGCAACAATCGATACAGCAAATGATATTATTACATGCACAATTGCTCCTGAACAAGGAAGAGAACTTGTTGCTGGAACAACATATGTTTATGACGTTCAAATTACAAACACAACTCCAACCCCAGATGTTATCTTTACGCTACTCACTGGATCAATTACTGTAACTGATGACATTACTGGTGCTGTTTAATGACAGATGTAGTATTATCCACAGATGACTTAACTGTTTTATCTGGACCAGAGACAATTGAACTTCTTGTTGACATTGGTCCAACAGGAACACGTGGTAGTAAATTTTTTGTCGGTATTGGAAATCCAAACTCAGATGAAACCTTAGAACCACTATTAAATGACCTATATGTTAATTCAGCACCTGGATCAGACTACGGATATTTATATCAATATGTTTCAGAGCCTGGTGGAGATACTTGGGTAGAGGTTTTAAATATTACCCCTGCAATTTATTCAAAAATACATACTGTAACTTTTGCATCAGGAACAGATGCTGATTATGGAAGCGGAACAATCATAGTTCCAATAACAGACATAACCTCAGTTACTGGTTTAGAGGCAGATAATTTTAGTGTTCAGTATTCTATTGTTAATGCAAAGCCATTAGCAACATCTCTTTCTTTAGTTTCAGTATCTGGAACAGATCTTGTCTTAAACCTTCAAGCCTCAGAGTATGATGGTACTTGGGCAGCCCTTGAAACAGAGGCTTCTGTTCATCTATTTGTTTCGGTTGTGCTATAATGAATGAGGTGAAATGACATGGCATCTGAATCTATAGGCTCAATTTATCCCACACAAATACCTGGGTATGCAGACAATGCTGACATTCAAGCGGCATTTAGACTCTACCACTATGGTTCTACAACCTATAACACAGCAAATACAAACGTTGCAGTCCTTGAAGAGAATTCTATTGCTTATACACTAAATAATTTACAAACACAAATAACAACATTAACATCTCCAAGAGAAACTGCAGCAATATCAGCAACCGCTGCTACTGGAACTGTACATCTTAATGTAAGTACAGCATCTGTTCATATTTATACCGCCAACGCAACAGCAAACTACGTATTAAATGTTCGTGGAAATGCATCAACTACTTTAAACTCATTAATGGCAGTTGGAGAATCTATTACAGTCACTTTTGAGCACCCAAATGGTGGAACAGCATATTATCCAAGTTCATATACAATTGATGGTAATGCCGTTACTCCAAAATGGCTGGGTGGAACAGCCCCTACGGGTGGAAATACTAACTCAACAGATGTGTATATGATCCAGATTAGAAAAACTGCTTCTGCTACCTTTACATGTCTGGCATCTCAATCTAAGTTTGCTTAGGGGTTAACGTGCCACTATTTCGTAACCCCAGCGCAATTGGTATATTTTTAAAATTAGCAACAGTTGTTGGTCCTACAACTACAACTGCAGCACCAGGCACTACCACAACCTCAGCACCTACAACAACTACAACAGCACCAACAACAACTACGGCTGCTCCAGCAACAACTACTACTTCTGCTCCAGCAACAACCACTACAGTGGCACCTACTACTACAGTGGCACCTACTACTACAGTGGCACCTACTACTACAGTGGCACCTACTACTACAGTGGCACCTACTACTACAGTGGTACCTACTACAACCACTGCTGCTCCTACAACAGGAACAGTTTATCTTTCATATTGCTTTAACGGAAGCCCTGTACAAGAATCATTTACAGTAGATCAAAACAATGTAGTTGTACAAAATATTAACCAAGCATGTGCTGCCTACACTTCACTTCTTCAAGGTTTAAATCCTCCAGCAACAAGTATTTCGTGCTCAATAGTCTCTCAGCCTGCAGCACCAGGAAGTTGTCCACAACCTACAACTACAACAACTACAACATCAGCAGGAACCCCTGCTCCTACAACTACTACAACTCCTGCTCCATGTGAAACATTCTTCTGTGCATCTCTTGGAGAAGACATTTGTGTAGGTGATTTCTGTCCTGGTGCAAGTACCACGACAAGTACAACATCAGCAGGAACCCCTGCTCCTGCAACTACTACAACTACTACTGCAGAGCCTACTATCGGAGTAACATGTACATCTCTTGACGTTTCTGTTGGATGTTGTGCATCTACTGGATGTTCTACTGCTTGCGGATCAGGATCAGCATGTAATAACCCACCATTTGACAGATGTTATCAGGGAGGAATAGGATGTTAACAGATTTAAGTATATTGTATGCTAGAGGAAATGACGGTATTGATGGAGTTGCCTTAGTATGGGTAATAGATGGAGAGTGTTTATATGACATTCCCGTTTGGCAAGAATACTCAGATATGTTTCTTACTAGTGAAGAGATAGTTGATATATCTTTAGAATACCCAGACCATAATGGAATAACTGTTAGGTTTATTAAAAATAATCAAACAGTTGAAGAGTTGCAAACTAGCGAATATTTTGGTAGTATATTACTTAGTAATCCAACTGTGCTCAAATTATCAGACTATCCATATGGAAGATATGTTCAATCTCCTAATGCTCTTTTTGATGGAGAGAAGTTTGTTATTACAAATAGAGATATGACTGGACTTTTGCCATGGCATCCTAGCCATCCAAGAGCATCTGAAAACGATCAGGTATAATTAAAGTATAATTTATAAAGGGGGATATATGTCAAAATCAAGGTGGGAACAGTATAAAGAAAAAAATGGTGTAACCCCATTAGACTTGCTTAACCCAATGACAAAACACTCGTCTGATGAATTAGCAACATCTAGAATGTCAATATGTCAAGGTTGTCCAGAATTAATAAAACTAACATCCCAATGTAAAAAGTGTGGATGTATTATGAGTATAAAAACAAAACTAGAAGCAGCAAAGTGTCCAATAGGTAAGTGGTAGTATGAAGTACCAGTATAAAATATCTATGGCACAAATAGATCCAAATGGCCTTTGCAATGTAGGGTGTTGGTTTTGTCCAGTTAGGTATGCAGAAAACCCTTTAGCACAAAGAACAAATATGCCAATAGATGTATTTGAAAATATTATTAATCAATTAATGCTTGGCAGAGGAACCTTTGTTGCTGATAACTTTGATTTTATTTATACAGCACACTATAACGAAGTTTTATTATACAAACATTTTCCAGAAATGCTTGAGGTATTAAGAAAAAATAAAATTAGAACAATTGTTCTTACTAATGGAACTCCATTGACCAAGGCTAGAACAGACCTAATTAAAGAATACCAAGATGTTGTTTATGGAATCTGTTTTAATATTCCAGCATCAGAACCAGAAGAATGGGCAAAGGCAACAGGTAAGCCTGTTAAAATGTTTGATAAACTAATTGAGCAAGTAACCTATGCAGTTGAGCAATTACCAGACATGGTTGCAAGCAAGGCAATGTCAATTCAGGTAAATGGAATCAACAAAAATTCTCTTGTAGAGTATGGTGGCTGGATTCAAAGACTAATAAATGCACCAGAAATAGACATAGATCTTGAAACTGGTAGCCTTGCAAGAATGACAAATGGGTGGAAGTTAATGTTTCCAGATGTTCAAGTTTATGAGATGCCCTATCTTGTTGACAGAAATGGTCACCTAGACACTCATCAAATTATTACAAACAAAAGTGCTATTGAAAGCAAAGAAAAAAAAGGCAAGGAAAGAGTTATTGGTTGTGGGAATGGCATAGAGGTTGGTGGAAGACCAAACGGATGGCTTCACGTTGCTGCTAATGGAGATACATTTATCTGTTGTAATGATTACGATTTTGAAACGGTATTTGGCAATATAAATGACAAACCTCTTAGCGATATTTGGATGAGTATTGAGCACAAGTTAATGACAGTTAAATCATTTGAGAACTTTTGTAGAACATGCGTTCATGCGATTTGGGGTGACTAGTGGCTAGTATATTTGTTCAAATAGCAGCATATAGAGATCTTGAGGTAACTCCAACAATATTAGATGCTATTAAGCAGTCTTCTGGTAACCACACAATTAACTTTGGAGTTCATACAGTTTATTTTGATGAGTCAGAAATTAATGTTCCAGATCTTCCAAATGTTAAACATGCAGAAAGCAAAGCACCAGAGAATATCGGTTTAGGAATGGGTAGAGCCCTTGCTCATCAATTTTATGACGGAGAAGACTACTATCTACAATGTGACTCACACTCAAGGTTTATCAATAACTGGGACGAAGTTGTAATACACTCAGTATTAAATTATCAAATTCAAGGAATTGAAAAGCCATTATTAACCATGTATCCAGCAAACTATTGGTATCCATCATTGAGTTCAAAATTTATAGAAAAAGATTTAATTTTTTCAAATAATCTTAGCAATATTCAATTTAACGAAAAGCCAGAACAATTTAAAGCAATAAGAATTCCATCACAAACGTCAACCTTGATTGAAGATAATAATCAATTTGTAAAGTCTGTTTCTGGCGGATCCATCTTTACAGTAAAAGGATTTTTACCATTTAATACTGACATAGCCTTTTATGGAGAAGAAATCTGGCTTGCAGCAAGAGCCTATACGCACGGCTTTGATCTATTGGTTCCAGATAAGCCTTACTTGTATCACCTATATTATAATCATAACCTTGAGCCAGAAATAAACAAAAGAAAACTTTTATGGAAAGATTTTCCAAATGAGTTTGAAGAATTAGACAAAACGTCTAAAGCGCTTATTTACAAAACATTAACAGAAGGCACGGTTGGAGAATATCTTCTTGGCACAAAAAGAACTTTAGCAGAGTATGGAACATTTGCAGGTCTTGATTTTATAAATGGAGAAGTTCTTGAAAACTGCTAGTGTTGTTGTAACTGGATATTCTGGTTATGTTGGTACAGCAACAAGTGAAGCATTAAAAGAAAAAGGATATACAGTTATTGGTTTTGATAAACAAGATAGAAATGATACAAGAAATATATTTAAATTATTTCGTATATGTTTAAAAAAACCAAATGCAATTATTCATCTTTCTGCCAAGAAGTCTATTCCTGAATCTATAAAGAATCCAACGTCTTATTATTTAAATAATTTAATATCAACTTTAGTTGTGGGAATTACTTCAAGAGTTTTAAATATTCCAGTTGTTTTTGCCTCTTCAGCAGCGATCTATAGTGCAACAAATCCATACGCTAAATCTAAGTTAGTTGAAGAGCAGATCTTAAATCTTTTATGTAAAAAGGTAGCAGTTTTAAGATATTTTAATATTGTTGGTAAAACTGAGACTATCTATGATAATGAATCTACAAATATTTTTTCAATAATTGGAAGAAGCAAGGTTATAAATATAAACAGCCCTAAGTCTACAAGGGATTATGTTAATGTTTTAGATATAGCAAAGGCAAACGTTTTGGCTATGGAATATCTACAAAATAATAAATCTTTAACTACGGATATTTTTACGGGAAATCAAAAAACAATGCTTGACGTTATACAAGAGTATAAAAACAATGGATCTGATATTCCTTATAATATTTTAGACTTGCCAGATAATACTATTGTTCCAAAAATAGATAATAGGGGTATTCTTGGCTGGATCCCAAGTATTACTTTTTCAGAATCAGTTCTTTCTGAAATTAAATATAAATAAACTATTCTTTATTAAAAGTATACTTAAATACTAAGCCTTCACCCCAATAAGGATTTATTGGAGGTGGTACAGAAAATATTTCATGATTAACAAAGAACTCAGACTTAGCCTTTATGTAGTTTAGTTTAGATATATAAGTGTTTAGTGCATAGTCTGCACAACTCATGCCGATTGTATGTTTTGCATCTAAGTAGGCACCCCAGTTTGCTTGAAACTTTGAGTATATTTCATCTTGATGATATTGATGCATATGAGATACTTCAGTCCAAGGTCTTTCCCAGTTAGATCCAGCATCTAACATCTGTGTTACAACTACTTGTTCTTTAGGGTAAATACTTGATAACACTATCTCCATTGCATACATTGAGCATACCCCAGAATTTCCTCCAACATGTCCTCTCCACAAAACATCAGTTCCCCATTCTCCATCACTTTCTAAACCATAATACATTTTTTCTTCTAGTTTGTCTGAAAGTTCCATAATTTTAATAACATCTGCGGTAGGGCCGATTATTGTAGAGTGCATGTCTGAAATTCTTTCATATTCTGGATACCCAAATTTTATTGCGGCTTCCTTTAAAGCGTTGACAGAATTTTCACTTATGCTGTAATATCCAAGTCCAACATATATTTTGTTTGTTTCAAATGGAAAGTGATTCATCATAGGAGTTAAAAATATATCTGTATCTGTCTTACAGATATAGTCATATTCTTCTAATGGCCCAGGTAAGTCATATGGGAAGACCATAGATTTTGCAAACCCATAGTCTTTATAAAACTGCCTATCTGGAACGGTATAGGGAACAATCTTAACATTCATATGACGATCTAACTTATCAACAATATCTGGATGGGCATATAGTACAAAGGTAAATCTTCCATCTAGCCCACGACCACTATAGGTCATTAGATTACACTCATCTACAAACTTAGGGCTATTGTCAACATAGGCTGTTATTGCTATCTTCATACCCTGATTATACAGGGGAATAAAATAAAAACCCCCAAGGATTTCTCCAAGGGGGTATTTTATTACCTAAAATTATTTAGGAAACTTCTTCATCCACTCTTTGGTCTTTGGAGTAATACCTTTCCAAGAAGACCAATCGTCTCCACCGTTGGACATATAGTATGCAATCTCCGCATTTTTTACGGGATTGAATAGTTCAGCGTTTGAGCCAAGATCAAACTTATCACGTCTGTCTGGACCCAGGTTGTCAATCATATTAATTTGAAACATCCCATAGGATGAGTCACCAGTCTTATGGTTGCCATTAAATGCAAATGGACGACCATTAGATTCTTTCTTAGCAATAGCCCATGCCACTACTAAGTCGTTGCCTTTGAATCCCACCAAAGAAAGCAACTTCTTTAGTTCAACATCTGTAAGATGTGTCTTGTTTTCATAACGTTCTAACATTTTTGCTTTAGAAACAACAAAAGCCACCTTGTGGGTGGCAGCAGGGTTTTCAGCCTGTTTAATTAGTAAGTTGTTTTCAGTAGTTGATGCATTGGCAAAGTTGCTAAATGGTGCCACAACTCCAACCAGTGCTAGGATTCCAATCCAAGCCTTCTTGTCTCTTCTCATAATAGTAACCTCCTAGAGAACAAATGCTACCTGTTGGTAGCATGTATTAATTATAACACGAATTTGCCACCAAAGTCAAACTTTAGGTAACATTTTGGTAAACTTTTGGTTTTTACGGGGGAAAGTGGTATAATAATAAGTACTATGGCTACAGGCGCAACTACAACTTATGATCTTCCTTATCCCGTTTTAAGTGACCCTGTAAATGTCCACGAGGATATTCAATCACTTGCAGAACGCATAGAAGATGTTATTTCAAACATTGGACTTCCTTTTATTTCATTAGAAGTTAGAAATATAACTGTATCAACAATTGCAAAAGGAACCCCAGTTTATATTTCAGGGTATACATCAAAACCAACAATTGCAAAGTGTGACTCAAATGACCTAACAACATTCCCAGTAGTTGGAATAACACAAGCAGCAATTACAAGTAATTCTGATGGTGTAATAATTATATCTGGTGTCTTTGAAAACATAAATACTGCATCCTATTCTGCTGGAGACATACTCTATGTTGCTGATGGTGGAGGTTTGACAGATACCGTTCCTACTGATGGATCAGGTGCTGTAGCAGTGGTTGCTAAATCAAATGCCTCAACTGGCGTTATTATTGTTGGACAGCCAAAAGGTAATGGATCTTGGGGGGCATTGAAAAATGGACTTGCTTAATGGTATAATTTAACAATGGCCGTATATAGAAACCCCAATGAAACTGCAATGGAAACTCAGCCCGTTGCTCCCGCTCCTTCAACCTATAATGTTGGAAACATTCCCCCACTTGTTAACTGGACCTGCGTAATTGGAGATAGTGCTTCTTTTAGAATTTATGTTGAAGATGATCTTGAAAACCCACTAGATTATGACACCACATCCGTTGGAGACGATTCTGGATGGGACATTTCTGGAGAGTTTAGACGATACTCCGATAATACTGGAGATGATTTACTTTTTACAATTTACCCAGACCAAACAGAGTTTGACGAAGTTGGAGAGTTTACAGTCACACTGTCTCCTGCACAGTCTAAGATTTTAAGAACAGGCGATGTCTTTGATATTCAATTAAGAGATGCTACTCGTGTTTGGACTGTCTGTCAGGGTGAAATGATTATGATCGGTGAAGTCACAGAGCAAGATACAGTAAGTTAATCATGGCAACAACCAATATAACTAATATTGGCAGAAGCCAAACTATATCTGATATAAAACCAACAATAACAGCAGAACGTATACCTGGCCATTCTTCAATAATCTCAAATATTGCTTTTTTAGTTACAGCAGCAACGATTGTAGTATCTCCAACAATTCAAAACATCTCAGGCTCTATTGGATCTTTGGTAACTGCAGACTATCCCAAAACAACAACGGTAACAGAAATACTACCATTTAGACTAACTATAACCAATATTGGTATTGAAGGATATAGACCAAACAATCCCCCAGGAATTGGGGTTCAGATAATTGGTTTCTCTAATTATATACTTTAATCCCATGATATAATAGAGACAACGCTAGAGAGGTAGGAAATTGTGTCAATATCTATAACAAACCTAGTTAACACGCCCTATACTGCCCTGGTAAAATATTTTATCTTAAAAGGAGATAATTAATGCCAACAACATATAAAGTGCTAGGGCAGTCTAATCCCTCAGCAACGACACTTACAACACTATACACCGTTCCATCTTCAACATCAACAGTCGTTTCTTCAATTGTTGTTTGTAATCAGGCAGGAACTGCTGCTACATATAGAATTGCAGTTAGACCAGCAGGAGCA